TGATAATGTCTAATTTCTCGACAGCATGTTTGTCATGTGCCGAGTGTAGGATCTGGTGTTTCAACATCAAGAGTTCTTGTGTATTCTTAACGTTTACTTGGAATTTGTCGCACCATTTAACAATATCAAATATCTTTCCCGCTTGGGGCTTATATTTTAACTTCCATTCCTCTACACGGGAATCATAGTCCTGGTCTAATGTCCTGCAGGGCAGCTGACACTCAGCAGCAATTTGCTGCATCTGTCTGCGCCTGTGCTCGAACACCTCGCGTCCGTGAAAAAACCATTCACGCAACGCGCCATCTACGTTTTGCGTACACACCTCATGGGGTGTCACTTGCTTGGATTTGAGGATACTGTGGAGAGACTTAAAGATTGATGCCTCTTCCAACATTCCAACGTAATGTCCCAACTCTTCCGAATACCTATTCTTGCGCTTCAAAAAATCTGCGTCATAGCGGTTTAGGAATGGTATGGGTGCCGACTCTTTGTCCGGCATTGTGAATTTCATGTCATGGGCGGCTAAGTAATTAGCCATTTGTACGTGGTTAAACCTATCGTACCCTTTCCTCACTGACCCATAAGCATCATCACCGTACGTTTCGAGAGCCATAAGATCTCTAGCGTCGGCTGGCCTTCCCAGGCCCAACTCTTTCCCAATCGCAACCATTTGCGACTTGGGATAGGCATCAAAGAATGCGAGCCTATGTAAAATAGAGTTGACTATGCTGTTAATATACACCGTCATATTCTGACCGGAGGGATTTGTTCCCAAAAACCGGATCAGGGTGCCATTGTAGGCAACCAAAGGAGTGCACACTTCGTGCGCTAAAACGTTCATGCGTTTAATATCCTTGGCGGTATAGTTTCCTGACCACTTCGCAATCCGAATCATAACGGAAAAAGCTGCGAGTGTCAGCTGCGCGGGCATCCTCAAGTCATACTTGGAATAGTCCCCAGCAATAATACGGTCGTCACCAAATTTGGCCATAAAGCGAGATAATTCATCCCACTCTGGACCATGAGCGTTAATCCCAACTGCACATTCAGCAATCAAGGGATGTAATGATAAAAACCGTGCGACAGGCAGAAAGTACATTCGAATAAAGTACTGCAGCGTTAATGGTGCTGCTTGAAATACTCTTACCTTGTCTTTAGTCCTTTTTATTAGTTCATCT